TGCGCTTCAATATATTCATGGGTGGATTTAATGGAATAATAGAGCTTTGGGTAATTTAATGTAATTAATTTTTCTAGAATAGAAATTCCTATTCCATTGTTTTCAACAACAAGTAGGCAATTTCCATATTCTCTCCCGGCGTCATAGAGAATATTTGAATAAAGGTCTAGATTGGGTTTTCCTTGATATTCTGCAACCACTGTCAAGTTGTCTAAACGTATTACATGAAAAACAGAATAATCCGTGCCGTCTCCACGTGCAACATCCGCCACAAGAAGATATGGAGCCCCTTCAACATATTTTTCCCAAATCCAAAAATTCCTATCATATCCAGTTCTGTAGACAGGATCCTTCAAATTTTCAAAAAGCCACTGCATATCATCTGCGTGGATAACCGTGTCACCAGATGTATTAAAATTACATTCTAATTCTTGAGCGATCTGTCGTCGGGACATGTTTTTTGTTTCATTGTTGAACCACTTTTGATCTCTTTCCGGATGAACCTCCCAAGACAACCTAATAGGATGAAAATCATTTTCCTCAGCTTCTGCTGCGGCATAGGTCTTGTGGAACCAGTTTCCTACCCCTTTAGGGGTTGATAAGGCTATGCAGCGACCTCCTGTTGACAAAGTGGGGTAAAGACCCGTCCACAGATCTGCAAGACCTTCTACATGTGCTGCCTCATCTATAACGAGCAGCGATAACGCTTCCGAACGTCCAGCATCGCCAGAAGTGGTTCCTGCTTTGATCTGAGATCCGTTGGATAGTTCGAATGAAGTTTTATTATCCGTGACGATCTTTGAAATTTTGATCCAGTCAGGGAGATGTTTCATAATTGATTTTACTTTTTTCACCAAGTTGGCTGCTGTTTGAAATTTGGTTGCAACTACAAGAATATTCTTGTCTCGATGAAAAAGCATAAACCAGACAATGTATCCCGCTGAGATTGTGGAGATGCCTAATTGTCTGGCTTTAAGAATAATATTAAATCGATAATCGTTAAAGTCTTTAAGTAAATCTTTCTGATAATTGTAAGTCTTAAAAGGAATAAGACCTCGAAGAGGATGAGAAATTCTACAATAGTTATCGATAAAGAATTGTGGATCTTTTCCACATTTTACAATCTCTTTTACAATCTCTTCTTTGGAAAGTTTAAAAGCCATCTAAGCCTATTTTTTTTCATTTGCATTTTTCTTACGAGAATCATTCTTCGGGCGTTTTGTTGAATGTTGATTTAAAAACTTTCTTGTGATATCACGTGTCATATCAACAGAGGGCTCCAAATATGGCTCTGAGTCAACTTTAGAAATTTTATAGTGCTGATAGGCTTGCACAAAAGTACGAACGCGAGAAGTAGATTGTACAATGATTTTTGGCTCCCCTCTTTTTGTGAGAGTGACAGAGTTTCCGGTAATTGTCTTGTATTCTTTTTGGAGAAATTTTTTAACTTCATTAAGCATACGCTCGATGTCTTGTTCAAATTTATTATCGTGGACATCTTTCAGCCGAACATCGCTTTGATAATTAATGCAAATCGCATCGCCATAGAATTTAACAGCAAAACCATCATTAACTCGTTTGTCCATAATTGGACAACCTTCTTCGCGCTTAAGACCAACTTTTCGTACTTGACCATCAAGAGTAAAGCGTTCGTCGTGACCACCGTCCCAAGCATTTGCGGCTGCTTGTGCTAACCCTTGAATAATTTCTAGTGTGTTTGAGCTCATAATTTGTTTCCTTATCTATCGTCCAACTAAGCCAATTAAACCACGGTACATTAAGTACCCTATTAATGCACCTGCTGCCATTCCGCCGCCAAATATTCCTAAAGCCTTTAGTGTTCCTAGTGCTGCCGGACCCAAACTTTTTGTCACGACTCCGCCCCAGAAGGCTACATTCGCCTTTGTATTGACAGCAGCGGCGCCTCCAACAGCCCCCATCACACCAAATTGTCCACCTACATTTCCATATCCTTCACCGCCGCCCTGTTCGTCTAACTGGCCTTGGATATTTTGTAGGGCTTTTTGTACCTTGGGATCTTTATCGAGCGCTTTGAAAATCATGTCTCCAACTGGGCTATCCACAAGGGCACTTCCAGCCTCAATATCTTGCTTAGTTACTTTTAATTCTTCATGAAGAACATATTCTTCTTCAATGTTTTCCAATTCTTCCTTGATAATTTGCTTTAGTTGTTCTTTGGTTAGTTTCATTTATTCGGTCTCCAACCCTTTTTCCATCTTTCTTCACGATCCTCAACCCACTGAATATAACAATTAAAACAACAATCGAATTTTGTCATGTAAACATCATCTTTAGATTTAAACGAATAAATATTACAAACAGGGCAAGAACGCTTGGACTCTTCTTTAAGTAGTTTCAAGGGAATAAAAACTCCTTCTATCTCCTCTTTGTTTAGATCTTCTTTGTCAATGTTGTCGTAATATGTTTCTCTCAATTCATCAAGATACTCTTTCTCTTTTTCATCGTCCCATCCAGACTTTGGATTTACCACGGTCTCTTTTCCGTATTTCTTTGCAATTGCTTGTTCTACTTTAACGGCGTAGTTGGGGTCTTTGTTTTTCATTTATCTTCCGCGCCAGATATCTAGATCCCAAGCATCTGGGATGCCTGCATCTTCTTGATAATAATCGTCTTTAAACAATTTGAAGAAATCCTCGGCTTCCAGATTATATTCGGATCCCAACTCGGAAGCTAAAAAAGCCTCAGCATACTTTCGCATCGAGTCGTTACCCCGTATAATAGATGGAACATTTTGGCCTCTTAAAAATTTCTTAAAATCCTCTTTCACATCTGTTCCAGGAGGAGTTTGACTTTCTGGTTTCGATGGAGTGGGCCTTCCTGTCCCCCAATCGCCTGGATATTGTAGACCGTATCGACTAAACATCTCGGACTGTCCTTCTAGGACATTTTCAAGTTCTTCCTTGATAATTTGTTTTAGTTGTTCTTTAGTAATTTTCATTTTGAATATTCTCCCGTATGATAAATGTTCTGCTCTACACCAATAATCTCACTATCCCATGAGCGAGGCACATCCGCCGCCTTTATCACCCAAGCATCATCATCAAAATAACGAATGACTTTTTCACCATCTTCAGCAACTTCAACTTCAAGATTATATTTAGCAGCAAATTCCTCGGCGGATATTTCAAGTTTTGGAGGGGCTGTTTTTAAAGTTGGGTCGCCGGCGACGGTATCAATTCTCATTTCTTCAATGGTTTCCTTGATAATTTGCTTTAGCTGTTGTTTAGTTAGTTGCATCGATTTCCCTCACAGAATAATATGTTCCCAGTGATGTTCCTGTCGCAAGCAAAAAGCCTCCGAAGAAAGCCCACATGGTTTTGTTTGGTTTCATTTCTTTTCGGAGCGCCGAGATTTCGGTGTCTCGAAGTTCCAATAGAGTTGCATTCTTTATCTGTTCTGTTTCCAACTCTGCTTTTAAATAGTCTATTTCAAGTTGTAGTTCCGCTTTTACAATAGAAACTTTCAACTCGGTTTTGATCTGGCATTGCTCAAGGGTCAATTCGCTCTCGGCAATAATGTTGGCCGCTGCCTCATCGTTCATTAGACGGCCGTCAAAGGGTGCTACGTCCCCTTCTTTGAGGTGGATGAGCATTGGGTCTGCCGTGGCAATAGAAAGCAAGAATAGCAGCATTACGCGCCCTTTAAAATAGGTGATCCTGGAGGTAGAACGAAATAGATACCTGCCGTGGCAAATGCACCTCTATCAAATGGCACTTGAACACCATCGATATCCATCCCGCCCGGGTATAAAGTAACAAGGCTCAAAACAGTTCTACCGTCTTCAAGAGCCCCGATGTTAGAAGTTACCAACGTAACTTCATCTGTCTCTTTCCTTTCACCAGGAGCAACTTTTACAACTTCTCCACGACCTCCGGGCATTTTGTAATCTTGCAAACCAGCAACTTCTTCCGGAGTCCCAGCAGCCAGACCCATTTTGCCAATTGGACCAGAAGGAGAACTGATGCCTTCCCACTTAACCATGCCTCTGTCTGTTGATGTTGGTTGAGTATTCATTATAGCTAAAATCAATTCTTTAATATTGACATTTGGGTAAATTAAAGATCCAGGAGCATTAGCGTCTTGATGACGATCTTTAATGTGGCTCATTCCCTCTTCACTAGCATACAGAAGGACTTTGTCGCTAATTGGTATTAAATCCCCTTCGTTAACTTGTGTGCCTTTAAGCCACTTATTTCCGTCGACCATCGTTTGAACTTGTCCTAAAGCATTTTGTTCATTCTCATACATTGCTTCTTTGATTAATTTATATAATTTTTGTTTTGTAAGTTTCATGACTTGTCCTCCGGGGTCATTATTAAGATGCCAAACTCCTCGGCAAGGATGCGGTCAATCTTGTCGGGATCGTCTTTGTTGGTCTCAACTAACAGACGTACGCGTTCTGCTTTTAAAAGTTCGGCGTGATTGTTTGATTCATTAGCCGTTTTTTTGGCGATGGCCAAAGCACGTTTGTATTTCAAGCTGGCTGTTGCTTGAAGTTCACCTTTATTTTTGGATGCTGTTTCAATCGCTTCAATTTCTCTTTTGTAAAGATCTCGTGCCATTGTTAGTTGGGTCTTGTAAGCCCTCACTTTGCCTCGGCTGAATGCGTAGGAAATAATAAAAAGTGCCGCCACTACTAGCATCCGCCAGTGATGGAAGCACCATAATTTTATCTTTTCCCACGCGAGTTTCATTGTCCAGGTATTACACTCACAACTTGCTGCTCCAGCGCCCAGTCAATAGCATTCTCTGGTGATACTCCACCCAGGTCTATCCCTAGTTCACCTATGAGGGTAATCAATTCTTCTCTAGTATTCTTGAAATCCAATGGTTGAAGTTCAAAGTGGAGTTGGTTTCCCAAGTCAGTCATCTGTGAGCGAGTACCGAGGACTTCCTCGGCATAGGGTTCTTCGACATATTCTTCTTTGCGGAGAACGTTTTCAAGTTCTTCTTTAATAATTTGTTTTAATTGTTGTTTAGAGATTTTCATTTTATTATCCTCCGTGTTTCCACGACTTTGCGAAATCAATAGCAGATTGACCGCCGATGTAGCATACAGAAATCATCCCCCAAATATCAGGATCTAATCCAGCCCAAATCATAAGAGCAGTTGCTGTGAGGAATACAAGCAACTTTCGGCTTACAACTTTTTCTTGTAGGGAATCGAGCAGACCCTTGTCTTTATTCTTGAGATACAATTGTTCTTTAAGTTCTTCTTTATTCATTAGATTTTTACCTTTGCATAGCCATCTACTTTTCGAATGTCAATTGTTTTGTCGACAATGTCTTTGAGAGATTCAAGATGGGAAATTAATAGAACCGTTTTGAATTGGCCTTTGATCATTTGAAGAAGCCGTATAAACCCTTCCATATGCTCTTCATCCAAAGCTGTTGCTGGTTCGTCAAGTATAAATAGTTCCGATTTTGGTAAATTAGTGATTGAAATTAATGCAAGACGAATGACCATTGATGCAATCGTCTTTTCTGCCCCAGAGCCCATAGATAATGGTCGCGGGTCATATTTGGGATGCTTAATATAAATTTCCAATTTATTATCAACATTATCAAAGAAGACTTCAAAGTCAACAATTGTGTTGAGAACAGATGAAATTTCTTTGTTGATAATTGGCAACATCGATTTGATTACTTGATAAGAGACGCCATTTGCATGCATTGCTTGGATATATAAATCATAAGCAATAAATTCCTTTTCAGCATCATCAATTTGTTTGATATGTTCTCGGGCTTCTTCGATCAAACGACGAGTAGAGCCTTCTTCAGACATGAGTTTCATTACTTTCTTATTACAATTTTCCAAATCAATTTGTTTATTAGAAACTGTTATTTTTATTGCTTTGAAGTCTCTTTGCAAAGATTCCAGATTATCATATGCTTCTTGATTTTCATAATAGTGAACAATCTTTGCATTGATTTCCTCGACCTCTTTTTTCGTTAGAGCCTTTTTACTCTTACTTGCTGAAATTTCTGCTTTAATACGTTGTATTTTCGCATCATTTGTTTTTACCTTTGTTAAATTTTCTTTATGTTCTCTAATCTCTTCTAGAACAGCCTCAATATCAACCGCTGCTTTTTTCTCTCTGAGCACGACCACATCTTCTTCGAAGGTAACAATAGAAACTAGTACATCTTTGATCAACGTCTTGGCCTCTTCTGCTTCCTTTACAAATTGATTATCACAACAATATTCACAGTTAGGATCATATTTATGATCATGAAGAAGATCAATTTTGTCTTGATAATTAGACATCTTCATGATGGCGGCTCGCAAATGCCTTTCAACGAGGCTATGATCCTTTTCAAGCATCGAATAATATTCTGTTTGTTCTTCTCTCGAGGCCAAATCAAAGTCATCAATAGAGGCTCGTAACTGCTGTTGTAGGCCTTCTTGTGCAGTTAGTCTATCAAGACCCTTCTCAATCACTTGCAAGGCCTTAGAGATCTGTTTTTGCTTATTAGATAGAGCTTTCTTAAGAGCCTTAATGTTAATCGACCCTGTTCCAACTGCTGAAATTTGATCTTCTATTATCTTTTGTTCTCCTAGGAGAATCTGAATTCTATTGGAGTGTTTTTCGCATAAATCAGTTTGATTTGCAATATCTTCAAAAATTTCAGAAAGAGCTTCTTGATTCCATTTAAGTTTTTTGCGCCAATCGATAGTATTAAGGTGCTTAATAACACCTCTCTTCTCGACGGAATCTTTTTTGGCCAACTTGTGTTTTTCCTCGAACATTTTAAGATCAAGAAATTTTGCAAGAATTTCTTTTCTTTTTGTTGAGCCTTCGTTGATAAAACCAAATGCATCCATTTGGGAAGCCATTGATGTGATCATAAAATCGTTATAGTTCCCAAATGTTCTACGAATAATTTCATCAGTTTCGTTACGAGTTGTTCCATTTTTGCTCTCGGCATGAACACCCAGTGCATATTTGGTAAAGTCCAGCTCTGTCTTTACTTCTTTCGTTTCTTTGCCTTTTAGTTTTTTCTGATACGTTTCGAGATTTCTCGTGATCTTATAGGTATCATCACCGACTCCGATCTCGAGTTGACACTTAGCTTTTTCGCAATTTTGATTGACGATATGGACATTCTTTCTCTCTCCTTTTGACGTAGTATTGAATAGGCCGAAAAGAGCAGCATCAATGATGCTAGACTTGCCTGAATAATTTTTGCCAAAGATGCCGACAAGACCATTTAACTTATCGAAATCGATTTCATTATTTTCGCCATAGTTAAATAGATTGTTCCATTTCATTTTGCGAAGTTTCCATACAATATTTCTAGAAATATCATCAGAATTCTTTATTTGTTTAGAGTACTCGCGGTTAAGCTCCAATACTCTTTCTAAAACATCGTCAGTAATTTCTTTATCAGAAAGAAATGCCTTAATATATTTTTCTTGAGTATTTTGATCTCGCATGTTAATTGTCTTACCGTCGTTATGTACAGAAGCGGTTTCAGAATAGCCTGCGCGATTAACAAAGTTAATCGAATAAGGATTCCATTTAGCATTGGCATAATCGCATGCTCTTCGTAATTTCACTAAGGGTAAGTTATAATTTGACACCAAACGGAGTCGAGAATTCTTTGGTACATTAACTTTTGGTAAGGTGCCATCTCGATTAATCTCAATAGTATAAAATGGTCGAGGAGATATAAACAATCTTTTATCAACAGAAAAAGTATCTTTGTCTCGAATATCCCATATCAAATATCCTTTTTTAAGAGACTCTCCAAAATTTTGCTGCACAGTCGAACCAGCATACCAGACTCGGCCTTCTGAATCTAACTTTTGTGTTTTATGAATATCTCCCAACATCGCAAAATCAAAGTCGCGAAAAATATTAACATCATCTTCTCCGTTTTCTAAATTCCATTCTTCATTTACTTCACAACCCATAATCGCACCATGGTAAAGCGCAATGTTTACCATGGATTGATCAGAGGGAGAAACCCAGTTGTCTCGATCAAACACCGAGAGGACATTCAGGCAGATCGCATCTGTCAACTGGGTTTCTCCAGAGTCTTTTAAAAGATGTAGGTTGGGATGTTGTAACGCTTCTATAATAGGCGTGATGGCATCTTGACGGTTTTCGTTTTTGAGATTACCGTCATGGTTCCCTAGGATAATATAAGTTGGAGCAATGTCCGCAAGATTTTTGAGAAAGTCTGCGCACAGCTCAAAATACTCTGGTGAGAGTTGCGTCTTTGTATGTGCTATATCTCCGGTATGAATAATGTAATCTGGCTTGTCATTTTCAAGACTCTCATAAATATCTTTAAAAACTTTCTTGTATTCGTCGTGGTATTTCACGTTACGAATGTGTGTGTCTGAAATGTGTGCAAAAGTAGTCATGTGTCCTCCGTGCTTACTTCTTTATTATAATATAACCCATGTTGTGTGAGTTGTCAAGTATAAAGCTTAATGTTTCCATTTTTTCTTCGAAATAGGGTCGGAGGGACTCGAACCCTCACACCCGATCGAGCTACGGATTTTAAGTCCGATGCGTCTACCAATTCCGCCACGACCCCTAAATGCTTCTTAATTGTTTCTCGAGAAAATACATATCGCTATTTACCTCCTCGGCCATGCTTAATTTTTCTAAAAATACTTCTTTCGACATTGATCCAATATCTTCATAGTGTTCTAGATTTATTTTTTTAACTTCTAGATCATACTTCATCATCGATCTAATAATCCATTGAGCTTTCTTTTCAGCATCGGAATCTAGAGCGACATACACCGGTGTGTCATGAACTGCCAATGCTTGAAACAAGAGAGAATCTTCACGAAGCGTTGAGCCAAGAATAGGAATGGCATTATCGCCAATAACAATGGCGTCAAAGACACCCTCAACAATAACCACTGGTTCATCCCAATCGATCATCAATTCATTAAAAATAATGTCTCTGCCACAGGGTGGGTTAAGATACCTACGACCATGCCCCACATATGAACGAGCAATAAAATAATTACAATCTCCATCGTTGTCAATAGAAGGGATGATGATTCTTCCTGCATAGCGGCCTTCCTTACAATATCCTATTTTCCATTTTAAAATTTCAGATTTACCTATTCTTCTTTTTCTCAGATAATCCAACGCTAATTGAGATCGCAAAGGCAATCTCTTATTGCAAAGAGAAATAAATTCTACGGGTAAAGCTATCTTTTGTTTTATCTCAACATCGTTTATTTCTTTAAAGATATCTTCGAACTCTGAGAGATCCAAACAACCTTGTAATTCAAGATACTTTTGTCTCTGCTGATAATTTCCAAACTTGCGAACAAGTCGGTAAATGTTCTTACCTCGTGCATCACACACCCAACATTTGAAAGAGTTGATCGAAAAGTTGACCGACATCTTCTTTTTGTGATGTTTGCAATACGGGCACGAATATAAGTGCTCATCGCTTGAACGACGATATGAGCCGAGAATATCGGTTATTATCTTTCGTTTATCATTCATGTTGTCCTCTCAATTATAATATAACATGTTGAGAGGATTTGTCAAGTATTTATTTTACATCCACCAAGGTTTTTCGTTCTTAAGTTCTTCAAACATTTCGGCATAACCTTCGAAGATATCCTCCTCGGAACTCCCAGGCGCAATAATGCTTGTTGCAACAAATGTAAAAATCTTATTGTCTGGGTTTCTTACAAAAATGTGTATATCTATTCCTCCAGTTTTAAGATCAACTGAAATTTCCATCCTTCTTTGTTTGTCATGGCTCATAAGTTCAACCTGATGCCATAACGGATGATTCTTTTGATGTTTTCTTTCTGAAAACCCTTTCAGAATTGGTAAGACAACTGGTCCTTGTGGTAAAGGAAGTGTAATGGTCATTCCTCTCCAAACTTCTAATATTAATACTTTCAATTTTGCTTCTGTTAAATTCACAGCAAACCCTCGCCCTACTAATTAGTGAAGATTTTCCTTATTTGTTCTTCTGAAACGTGATCTGGGATAAACTTTTTAATTGACTTGTCTTGAGCAAGGGCTTCTCGAAACTCTGTCGCGTCAACAAATTCTTCTTGTTCATACGCGTGTTCCATTTCTACTATGTTTGGAGCAAAGGATTTAAAATATCCAAGAAATCCTACTTGATAGCCCCTGTCTTTTGAAGAAACACCTAGACAAATGTCTTGATCTGTTTTTGAATGATTTTCATCAACCCAATCATACACATCAGCAAAAGGGTTCGTGTAAGAGCCATCAGCGCCGTTTCTAGACATCGCTCGTTGATAGATGACCTTTGGGTGCTTGAGGATACCATAAGCGTCTAAAACGGCT